CCATTGTATTATCTCCTTAATTATCTTAACATAAATCAAGAGCACTCTTGATTCAATGTAAGGATTTAGTACAAGGTAGGGTATCGTGTGTGTGTGTAAGGAAAGAGTTAGGCGTTCACTCCCTCTGTGTTCGGCTCAGCCATGTGTATACATGGATGAGGGGGAAGAACACGAGGTGGAGTGGGTGGGCTAGTGTAAACAGTGAGGTTAGGTTGAGTCAATCTAATCAACTCAATCAACTCAACCTAATCGAACCCCACTAACCTTGTTTGGAAGGGGGTACGTTAACTCTTTCCCTCTCACACACAGTCTAAAATAAGTTTTTGGATAGCACTCTCCTTTTTTGTATATTATATTTATGGTTAAGAAAGAAAAATATGCTATATTCAATATAAACACAGGGAAGTTTGAAGAAGATCTGGACGATGATATGGACTTTATAGACTATTTGCAGATAATAGAAGCAGAAAAGCAAATAGCAAGGCGTATGATCAAACAGAAGTTAGATAAAATTTCTCCTGATGATTACAAGGAGAGTACGGATTAAAGTAAGAGTAGACGTATATAGTAGAGTACGTGGAAAGTAGTGTTAACGTATACATACTACAAACGTAATGTTTGAGCATTACGTTTGTAAGAGTAGTATAAGTAAGTGTAAGGAGGTATAATGGATACCATTAATAGAAGAATAGCTGGAAAGATGCGCAGCTTTGAGATATATACACAATCAGAAGCAGATGATAAAGGATATGCGTATATAGAATGGAAACATGCTGATGAAGGAGACCTAGCCTTATCAGATGATGGATATGTTGGGGAATGTCTGTCTAGAAAGGTGTATACAGACAAGAAGGGTAGAACTAAGACCTTTATCAAGTGTGCACATGGAGTGCAATGGGTAACAAATAAAGGTATGTTCATGTATGAGCCTAATAAAGAGGCTGGGGTTTACTCACATGTTAAGCCAAGTAGGTGGGAAGAGAAAGAAGCAAGGACTACTAGGGCTAAGAATGCGGTAAATGCCTATGTTACTGATATAATTCAAGGTAATAAGCCTGATTGGGAGATGATAGGGAAGATATATAGACCTGATCAGAAATGTCCTGAAGCAACAGTTAGAAGATTATTCAAGAAACAGAGGATAGTAGATATGGTAGAAAAGAAGTTAAAGGAAATATTAATAGATAAAGGTATTAGCCAAGAGCATGTTATTGATTTGCAATTAGAAGCAGTAGATATTGCAAGATCTAAAGGTGATGTGTATAATATGCTAAGGGTAGCTGATAACTTTATGGATCTATTAAGCATGAAGCCTGGGAAGGTAGTAACAACTGATACTATGGAGATAGATATGAGTAATAAGATTATAGATGCTATAGAATCAGAAGAAAAGAAACTAAAGGTAGAAAGAAAAATTGAAGAAAGAGAAGATACTCAGTAAATTAAAGGATAATATGATATTATTCGGGAAAATTGCTATGCCGAACATGTTTTCGGCTGCATCTCCCAGTTTTCACTATACTATTGCAGAATCGTTGTTAGATTCAAATAATAAACAGATAAATATCATAGCTCCTCGTGGACATGCTAAATCATCTATAGTAGGTGGTGTATTTCCTTTATGGCATATAATGTTTGATGAGGGACCTAAGTTAATTGTGCTAGTATCTAGGACGCAAGACCACGCAGTTAAGTTATTAGGTACAATTAAAGATGTATTAGACTTTTCTAGTACATTTAGGCAAATGTTTGGGTATTGGGGTATGAATTCTGCAAGATCATGGGCTAAGACTGAAGTACAGCTAAAAGATGGTACTATGATAATATGCAAAGGTACTGGTCAGCAGTTACGTGGTATTAAGCATGGTAACCAACGACCTACATTAATTATCGTAGATGATCCAGAAGATGAGAATAATACTAAGACAGCAGAAGCTATGGAAGGTAATCTTAGATGGTTATTACAATCAGCCATTCCTTCACTTGATCCAAGAAAGGGCAGGATAGCTATTATTGGAACTCCTATACATCAAAGATGCATGGTAGAAACATTAAAGGATATGAAGGGTTGGTTAAACTTCCTATTTAAACCAGACTTAGATAACAATAAAGCATTATGGGAAGAATGGCAACCTGTAGATAAATTAAAGCAGAAGAAAGAAGAATTAGAGTCAATTGGTCGTGTAAGTGTATTTTACAGGGAATATTTATGTGAGATAGTTGGTGATGAAGATCAATTGTTTAAGGAAGAGTATTTAAATTATTATGAAGGTAAAGTTATACATGAAGATAATAAAGCATATTTGGAATTAAAGAATTTCGAAGGTAGTGAAGAAAAGGAAGTTAGAGCAGTAAACATATTCATGGGAGTGGACCCTGCTTCTTCGACAGCACAGACTGCCGATTACAGTACTATTGTTTCTATAGCCATCGATAAAGATGGTAATCGTTTCATACTCCCTTACTATAGACAAAGGGCCACTCCTATGAATTTAGCAGAATCTATTATAAGTCAATTCAAGATATATAAACCTACTAAAACAAGGATAGAATCAGTTGGTTATCAGGAGATGTTAAGAGAGTATGTAAAGAAAAGATGCGAAGAAGAGAAGTTATTTATATCAGGTTTGGAAATAAAAGAAAATCCCCGTAACTCTAAGTCATCAAGACTAGAAACACTACAACCTTACTTTGCACAGGGAAAGGTGTATATTACTAAAAACATGCCTGAGCTGAGAGATGAGCTACTTCTCTATCCCAGAGGAAAGCATGACGATTTGCTGGATGGTATGTTTTATGCTAATAAAGGTATATACCCTCCTTTTCATAAAAACTCCGATAGAGATTCCGAGAAAAATGGACAGTTTAGAAATAAATTTGAAAATGAAACTTGGATGACTGTGTAACACCTGTTTATATTAATACCAATTTTAATTACGTAATTAATATAAATATATGCCAGAAACTAATAAAGAAGTCAAACTCACAGAAGACCTTTTGCGTGACTATTCTGGAGCTAAGTCTGACTGGGCAAAACAAGCAGCCGAAGATAGTGAATTCAGAGCTGGTGTCCAATGGACAAAAACTCAAGTAGAAACTTTAAAATCAAGAAATCAAGCACCAGTAGTTGTAAATGTTATACACAGTGCTGTTGAACAAGCAAAAGCCCTTCTTACTACAAACAAACCTAGATTCCAAGCGACAGGTCGAGAGGATAGTGATGTTAAAACAGGTAGAGTATTATCTGATTTAATGGAATATATCTGGGACATATCTAAGGGTAACACAGTATTAAAGCAAGCAATCGATGATTATTATGTAAAAGGTATGGGTTGCATCATGGCTTATCCTGATATGAACGGAGATTTCGGTAAGGGTGAAATATTCCTCAAATCTATAGACCCAATGGATTTATACATTGATCCAAGTTCAAGAGATCCTTTCTGTCAAGATGCTAATCATATTATTATAGCTAAGAAAACAATGGAGTCACAATTGTTATTGCAGTTCCCTGATTATGAAGAGCAGATTAAATCTGCAAAGCAAACTAGTACATTGGGAGAATATCCAACTTCTAGAGATAATTCTATACATAATCAACAAATAGGCCCGTATAATAAAGGAACCACTCGTGGTGCTCTTGATGATGATCGGGAATTAGAAGTAATGGAAAGGTTTACCAAGGTTAAGATGCCTATGGTAAGAGTGTATGATCCATACGAACCAAGAGAGCATATATTCACAAAAGAAGATTTTGAAACATATTTACAAAGACCAGCATTTGTTATTCATAAAAGAGGTGTTGATCCTATATATCTAACAGGTAAAGAAGATGTAGAACAAGCTAATAGGTTGTATTCTGAGTTTGGTAGTACATTTCATGAATACATGGATCCTAATACTCAGCAAGTTGTTCAGATAAAAGGTGAAGAGAGAGCTGGTTCTATACCTAATTCAACTACAACCTTAGTTCCTATATCAATAAATGACTTAGTTCAAGATAAAATGATACAGGTAACTAATATTAAATGTGATAGAGTTAGATGCATTATCTCAATAGGAGATCAATTAATAGTTGATTATATGAAACCTATAACTAGTTATCCTATAGTAACGCTAATGAATCACCATGATAGGAACCCGTTTCCAACAAGTGATGTTAGGTTAGTAAAAGGTTTACAAGAATACGTTAATAAAATTAGAAGTTTAATTATAGCACATGCTTCTAGCTCTACTAATGTTAAATTGCTAATCCCTAGAGGCTCTATGGATAAGCAGCACTTAGAGAGAGAGTGGAGTAAAGCAGGTACTGCTGTTATAGAGTTTGATCCAGAACTTGGGCAACCTATAGTCGCTGGTCCAGTTCCTCTCCCTAATGAGTTATACAATAATGAACAAGAAGCTAAGGCAGATATAGAAAGAATTTTAGGAATCTATGCATTAATGCAAGGTGATCAAGGTGCAGCACCTCAAACATATAAAGGTACTATAGCACTTGATGAGTTTGGTCAAAGAAGAATTAGATCTAAAAAGGATGATATTGAAGCAATGTTAAATCAATTAGGTTCATTGGTAATAGAAATGATCCAATGGATTTATACCGAAGAAAAGACATTTAGATTAATACAGCCTAATAAAGGTCCAAAGGATGTAAAAGTCAATGAATTATTATTCGATGATCTAACAAATGCAATTTTAGGTAGAATTAATGATGTTACTGTTGGAAGATACGATGTTCAGGTAGTATCTGGTTCTACTATGCCATCT